TCAGTGATGACCGGCCATTCAGTTCCGCTCAATCCGAGGCGCAGGCCTTTCTGAAGCCAAGACGTAGAAGCCGAAGAGGTGGACGAAAACGAGACGCAGGCCCATCCGGTCGAGCCGGAATCGTAAAGGATCTGCGAAATGATCGTGCTCGCGGGTACTCGCGCAATGGCCGTAGGAGTCCCGGCCGTACCTCCCGCCATCCAGCCTGGAGAAAGCAAAAACCCGCTCGACTCGGTATTATCCACGTTCGAGTACAGCGGCTGGATGAGATTGGCGTCAGGAGGCCCCGCTGGTGGCGCTATGCCGACGTTAAACCGCTTCCCGTCCGAGGCCCGGACCTTGGAGTACCTTTGGCTGTCGGCCGCGTACAGGAACGGCTCTACCGCCTGGGCGGGCTGGTAGGTGGCGTAGCTGATCGGGTTCCCGGAGAATCCCGTGTCTACCTCGGTGCCGTCCATGTAAAGACTCGTTCCGGCTCCGGAGAATCTTCGAGTCGGGGAGCCCTCGGCTGTGAACGTCTTGATGGAGGTAACCGGCTTCGCCGAGCCGGGGTTCAGGAACGGGGCGATGGCGGGGCGAGTGCCCAGCGTCCCTTGCTGGGTTACCCGCACGTTCGTCGCGATGCCGAGCTTGTCCTTCGGGATTGAATCCACCGCCGAATTCAGGTGGACGCCCTTGTAGGCGAATTGACCCTTCTCGCGACGGTAGTTCACACTTCCACCTTTTCCGCCTCATAAGGCTTCTCGGCGTTCTCTTCGACCGTAACGCCGAGCAAATCCTTCCAATTGATACTCTGCGCGCGTTCCCGATCCGCGTAGGCTTGCGCGACGCCGAGAAATTCCTTGTAAAGGTCCGTGGTGGCTTCCCACTCCTGCCCTTGCAGCTTAAAAGCCGCAAGGTGATAGCCGTTCCCGAGAATCGCGTCCACGATATCCCCGGCCATGTCGAAGTTCGTATTACGCGAAACCGTGCTGGCCGGTGAGTTGACCACGCAATCGAGCTCGATATCGTAGATCTGATCCGGAACTGGGGAGCACGCAACCAGGTTCCGGCCGCCGATCGCAACCACGTTCGGCGATGCTGGGGTTTGGTTCCGCCATCCTCCGGCCCAATGATCCAGCGCGTAAAGCGTGCTCGGCAAGTATTGGAGCCCCGCGGGGTAGGTATTGAGCACGCACGGCCAGGTTTTCAGGATCTCCAGCGCCCGCCGGAAGCGCATCTGAGCGTACATTGCCCGTTTGTAGTCCCTGGATTGCGCGTCCTGATTCAGCATCGATGCCAGTATTCCCCAGGGCAGGGCGTACACCGAATCGTCCGGGAGCCCGACAAGCTGCGGCAATCCGGTGTAGGAGTAGAGATTACAGGCGGTTATCAGGATCGAAGCATACCCGGTGTTCTGCGGAGGCGGGATGAACTGCAACTGAAACGGCGGCGTCAGCGACGAACTGTACGCGCCCGGCGTGTTCGGAATCTGGGCCTGAGGCCATCCTGGAGCCCAGCCATAGGCTCCCAGTTCATCCGACCGGCTGACGAGATTCCACAGGCCGGAGGGCACGTCGAACCATTCGACGCGATGAACCTGGAGCACCCCAGAGGAGAGCGTGAGCCTTCCGGTCCCCGGAGGCGGGCCTGGAGCGTTCCCCGCGTACTCCTGAACGACCAGCCGCGTTTCTCCGAGGATCTCCTGCCTGCGCAGCGAAAACGCCGTGGTGAGAGCGTCGATCACAAACTGCTGGGTGTTGATCGGGCTGCTCTGCGTGCCATCGAATTCGAGCAGATGATAGCCGACTTGGTTCAGGATGTCGAGATCCACCGCGTTGTACGGAATTACGCCGGTGGCGGCGAGATCGTAGAAAGCGGCATTGGGCGCGGTGACCAACTGAACGGGCGTGCGCCAGTAGTTCGTGAGGACTTGAAATTCCCGGATCGCCTGCCGGATGTAAAGGTCAAGCTCGGGTTGGACCCAGAACGTCTGGTCGCCGAGCCTGGTTTGGAGCAGCGCGGTCAAGGTCGCGATGCTCACTGAGACGGAAGGCGGTCCGGGCATACCTCATTCTACGCGCCTTGAAGGGCTTCCGGCGAGCCACCGGGGTGAGAATCTTTCCCGCTGGTGCAAGGTTCACTGGAATTACATCGAGGTGCCGGTGCCGCGCGGGAAGCTACCGCGCTTTCCCTCGATGGCCTGAATATCCTCGGTCACCTGGAACGGGCCAGTGGGAGCGCCGGAGGTCGTCACGCCCGGCTGCTTCACCGGCGCAGAACTCATTGGACTTTGAAGCTCACCAGCCGCAGAATTTTTCAACAATTCGACTCCGTCCTTATCTCCCGGCATTTGTCCGCCCTGCCCGGGATCGGCCATCGGCCGGGAGGTCATCGGACTTGAGAAAGCGGAAGTTCCGCCGTTTCTTTCGGGTCTCCACATGTGAGTTCTCCTGCTAGAATTCTATCAGTTCACTGACCGTGAGGGAAGACGCGAAAATTTCCGCCGGAGCCCACGCTGAACTGGCCCGCGACGAACAGAAGCAGGACGATTAGCAGAATCGCCCCGCAGATCCAGAGCACCCATTGCGGGAGCGCAAACTTCGCGCAAATCCAAGAACAGCCCCAGGCCACGAAGCAGAAGACCGCCACGTAGATCGCGTACTGAATGATCTGGACGATCACGGCTTGCCTTTCGGAGTCGCCTTGTCCACACGGTCCTGCAGCGCGATCACGCGCGCGGTAGCGTCATCGACCTGCTTCTGCTCCACCGGATCGGTAGTCGCCAGCAGCGCATTCACTTTGGCTTCGAGCGCAGCAACCGCGCCAAGTAGCTTTGAAGTATCCGTCATAAAATCACCTCAGTCCAAGCGTATCAAAGTTTGGAATCTCTTTCTTGCCTGCTCACGACCCTGGGAAGTGTGGCCTCTTTCACGGCCGCCGCAATCTCGTCCGTTCGATCCTTCTCGTCTTTCTTCCCGGCCGCGAAAGATTCCCGCTTCGTGGTAGCCACCAGCGCATCCTTGATGGAGTTTGTATTCTTCTCCAGCAAGATCATGGCGTCCCGCGTGGCTTGCGCGTGACGCTCTGTCCGTCGAGCGAGCACGCCATTGTAATAGCTCAGCGCGACTCCCGGCGTGCCGGGAATCGACATGATGACCGCGACTTGGATTACATCGGTCATTTCGGCGCTAGGCGATCTTTTCGAGCTTTGCGTCGATGCGCTCCAGTGTCCGGCCTATGACTTCGAACTTCACGTCATCCTCTGCCTGATGCACCGCAACATCCGTAGCTGTTTTTGCAATCCGCGCGGTCAGTTCCTCTTTGACTTCAGCCTGCTTCAGCAGCACCTCGGAAACGGCGGAATGGATCTTCAGCGCCATAAACCCGCCGGCAACCATGAGTATGAACTCCGCTCCGTGAATCAATGTTTCGGGACTTAAATCAGCCTGTAGGATCATGGGATGAGGAATAACTCGTGTGATTGCAAGAAGTTAGAGTCATAAGGACCTGACAGCACCGGCCCGGTATCCTCGTTGTCTACGAGCGAGTCATTTATAGAATTATCGGTGAGCTGGTCGCGTCGCAGCAAATCCTGGTACTCCGCGTCCGCTGTTCGCATGGCGTTCAAGTGCCACTGCTTCACCTTCACGTCCACGTTGGGCTGCCCGGCGACGACCTGGTGCCCGTAGTGCCGCGCGCGCGCCATGATCGTCTCATCCGTGATCTGCTGCGGCAGCAGGTCGGTCAGCGCCACCGAATCTCCGTTCACGAACCACTCGATCACGTAACCGATCTGCGAGGTGGGCATCGGCCACACCTCGAACCGCGGCCGCATCTGAGTATCGCCGGGGATCACGACGTAATCGTGCGTCGCTAGAATAATCGGCCAGGAGTACGAGGTTCGCTGAGGATCGATGCGATCCAGCTCCTCCTTGGTCCGGTACAGGTTCCGCCGCCGGAATCGGTACGAGTTGATCGGATCGGTCCAGGATAGCCACCGCTTGAAGTCGTCCGAGGGCGCCGGAGCGTAGTTCTGGAAGATGTAGTACGATCCTCCCGAAGCGCTCTGCTCGGTGTAAGGCCGGTCGAGCGTGATCGTACTGACCCCATCGTAGGCGATGATGTTGTAGATCGGGCCGCCCGTCACGCGGAACTGGCGCTGCGTCAGCGATCCCAGTGGCGGCTGCGTGATGGCCTGGGCCAACCAGTACGGAGAGGCTACGGCATCGGCCACCACCTGATTACTCAGAAATGTGACGGTGACGGTTCCGGAGTTGATCGGCGACGGCGAAAGCCATACGCCATTCTGCCGGTTGAAACTCCAGTCGCGGGCCTTCCGGATATCCCGGTAAGCCCGCATAACAAGAGTCTGCGTGGAAATCGGATCAATCTGCGGGAGCCAAGCTTTGAGTTCTTGCGCGAGCTGAGCTAATAAACTCATGCCTCATCGTATCAAGCCGCTCGGGTGATGATGTGGAGGTTCGCGTATTCCGCCGAGAGATTCGTGCTCGCAGCGGCCTCCGTACCGGAGGTCTGCGATTGCCCGCCAATCGTCGCGGTCTTTAGCGCGCGCCACTCAAGCGCCCACTTCGCGGCCGAGATCCGAACCGGAACCACCTCGAAGTTCCCGGTGTATGTTCCCATGAACGAAATCGCCAGAATCTCATCGACGCCAAGCAGGATCGACGGAAAGCTATCGCCACCACTCGGGGGGTTCCCCGCCGTGACCTGCGTGTAGCTCGCCGGACCCTGCCACTTAATCAAGCCTTCGGGCAGGGTCGGCGGAGCGAGTTTTTGAGCGTATGCGCTGATTGGCATTACACCACCTCGTTCATTCTGCGAACCAGGATCAAGCAAAGCGCCGCAGAGGTCGGAGCGCCGATCGCGGTACCGATCGCGGCCTTCAGCGTCGCGTAGGTCGGACTGCCGCTCTGCGTCGGGTCGTCAACCAGCCCGGACCCCGAAGCGATGATGAGCATGTCGCCATCGGCCGGCGTCGCCGCCGTCAGCGTCCCGGTCAACCCGGTACACTTGCCCGATACCTGAATCCAACCATACTGTCCCTTGGTCACCGCATTGAGGCAGAACCCCGCGAACCGGCCCGTGCGCAGCGCCGAGTTCATGTCGCAGGTGACGATGTAGGACTCAAACGCCGCGCTCGCCTGGTCCCATGCCCAGGCGGTCGGCAATCCCACTGCTGGGGCAGTCGTTCCGTTGTAGAACTGAACGTACTGATACTCGCCTCCGTAGAGGGTCCCTACACCGGAATCGTACTGGACGCCCAGCGAGGACCCGTCGAGGATCATGCGCGCGCCGAGCTGCGCCGCGTACTGCGTGGTCGAGCCCGAAGCCGTTGGCGTGGACTGCGCCGGATATGCGTCGTTGACATCGTTGAATGCCAGCCGCGTCGATCGCGAAATCTGTTGCTCTCTGTGATTCGGCATTGTCTATATCTCCTTTGTTGTCAGCGACTTACTTCAAGCTCCTATACCATAGAACTGCTTCTGATGGCGCGCAGAAGTGAAGACGAGGTTCACGGCGGCATGGGTTCTGGCAACCACCTTGGTTGAATCGGCGGCCGGATAGAAGCCCCATAGCCCGAACTGGTACCGCGGGCTGGTGGACAGCCGGAACTGAATCTTGCTGGTGTTGAACCACACGAACACCTCGCCGACCGTGGCGGTTGCGCCGGCGGCGGGAAGGTTCGATTTGCTCGAAACACCCGAGGGCACGGTGAAGGTGCTGGTCAGGTAGTTCCCGAGCGATCCGTTGGCGCCGTAGGCGAGCGACGGGAAATAATCGTCGGGGAAAATGATCGCGTCGTTCATTGCGACGCCCGAGACACCCCAGATGGCGTCCTGCTTGGTCGCCAGCTCGCCGCGCTGCAAGGGCTGGATCTTTTCCTTGATGTAGGCGAACGCCCGCTTGGTCGTTACTCCCAGGTCGGGCCGCTCCCGGCCGATCGACGCATCCCAGTACCCCTCTTCGAGCACCGAGTAGGTCAGAGCGCCGGCCGCCGAAACGTTTCCGGTGGTGGTGGTCGAGTCGCCGCAGTATCGCGGGATGGAGTTGAACGTCGAGCCGATGGCTCCATTCCGAGCCTGGCCGCCGTAGGACGTGAAGATCGAGCCGTCCCAGCCCGGCGTGATGCCGTCGTTGATGGCCTCGGGCCAGCCGTTGATGTCGTAAGGCCGGTTCCCTACGATGCCCGATCCGGTGGGCTGCCCGTGCAGCGACATGGCGATCGCGACATCCGCGCAGATCGAGTTCATCATGTTCGCCATGTTCAAATTGAGCAGCGAGAACACCGCATTGGGTCCGACGTTCAGCACGTCGATGTTCTCCATGTACTCCGGATAGATCGACACGTAGTACTTCGGGTCGAACCGGGTACCGGCGATGGTCTGCACCTTCTCCAGGTTGAACTGGGCGCCGAGGCCATACGAGTTCGTGATGAGCGGAGCGTACAAGAACGTCTGCTGCATCGTGGAACCGCCGCCGAACGTCGCCAGACAGTGATCGCGGATGTATGCGAGGAACGCTACATCGTTGAAGAAATTGTCTTGAACTGTTCGCGGCCAGATCTCGTATACTGTGGTGGCGCTAAGTTCGTCTAACCCCGGATCATAACTCATTGAAGTCTCCTACCTTGGTTTTTAGTGACTCGCTTCTCGATTCCCGCCAGCGCGGTACTTTCCCGAAGCGAACGCAGCGACCGCATTCGCAACCGCCTGGGCTCCGTTCATATCCCTGTTGTGCGGGGCGGTAAGCCCCTTTTCTTTGCTGTTCGCCATCGTGAACAGCGGACCCATCGGAAGATCCGTGCGGATTCCGTTGACCTGCTGCCCGCTGTACTTCTTTTCCAATTCTTCCGTGGCCTTCGCCGCGCCTTCCGCGCGGTACTTGTCGGCCTTGATCTCTTCGCGCTTCGCCGTAGCGCCGTACTTGTCGTCCCACACCTGCGTCATGGTGCGGCGCTGTTTCACCGCGTCATCGAGCAATTCCTTCATCACCAGTGGCTTGTCCGGGAACAGTTCGGAGTGCTGCCGGGCCACGTCCATCATCTCGACCTGAAGATTCACGTTGTCGCGGAACAGGTTCTCCACGAGATCAACGCGCTTGATGATGTCCGGGCCGGGCCCGGGTTGCGGATCTTCTCTCTTCTGCGGGATCACGGGGTCTCCTTCGCCAAACAATTCCTTGTCGAGAGGAACGCCGTAAAGTTCCGCTGCGGTCTTGGCCTTCGCGCGCACGGTGGCGAGCGCGGCTTCGGCTTGTTCGCGGCTCTTCAGACCAGCGATGTACTGGTCGTTGATGGCCTGTTTTTGGATCTCGAACGCATCCAGTTGTTCCTGGAGGGTCTTTTTGGCGGCATCGAGCTCCGCCTTGCCGGAGTTCATCTTTCGGTCGTAATCGCTTTGCCGCAAATACCCCTGGAGTCGCTCTTCAAGCGCTGCGGCTGCCTTCGGATTCTTGGCGATCTCTTCCGCTACGGTCTTATCGACCCCAACGGCTGCGAGTTCGTCTACGAGTTGAAATGCCATGTTTTTAGGTTTCCTTCCCTTTCGGGCTGCGGAACATCAGACTGGGCCTCATCCCATGTCTCCGGTGGGGGGTTGGCTTTCCGATGGTGAAGAACCCATGATTTTAACCAGCAACTGCGTGAGGCCCCGCTTCAGCGTCAGGATGTCCTGAGACACCGCCGGGTATTGCCTCGCCATTCCGTCAAGCTGCGAGCTGAGATTGCGCACCTGCATTCCAGCTTGCTGCTGCTGCTGGATGCGCAGTTTGTCGGCGCTGTCAGTCTTCGGAGCCTCTGCCTGAACGCCCAGAACGTCCGCGTAGGGACCCATCTCCGTACCGGAGGAGGATGGCTGGCCGCCAGGATTCGGGAATGATTGCGGGCTGGTCATTGCGATTACTTGCGAACCGCCTTCCGCGCCGACTTCATCGGCGTGGTCAGCTTGGCCTTCCCGGACGCTTTGGTGGGCTTCTTTCCGTAATGTGCGTACTGGTTAGCCATTTGAATCTCCTTTTTTAGTGGGGCAGCCTTCAACGGGCCTGCCCCGCGTGTACCCTGACTTTGCGAGGGGAACCTTGCGGTTCGATCTACGCGGAGTCAGGATGGATTACTTCTTGCCGCGCTTTTTCCCGCCGTGCTTTTTCCGGCGCATCGAAACCTGCTCGTAAGTGCTGAACATTTCGGTGTCTTTTCCTTTCTCCGCAAATAAAAAAACGGCTCCACCGGGGGTTACCCGATAGCGCCGTCCAATTTCGCGGTACGCTCTTTTTCTACTTGAGATTAGACTCTTTTTTGCATAGCCTTGTCAAGTGGAGGTCAGTCCACTCGCAGTGGCGGTTTATCCGCCGGCAGTTTTTCAATCCATTTGTGCGTCCCGCTCGGCGAGCCTTGACTGGTGTTTATGCGCCATTCCCCATTCCGCTTTTCACGCGCGACGACCTTGATCGCAGCCGCCAGCTTCGCGTTGGGAACCGTGACCGTCTTCTCATCCGTCATCGGCTCGTTACGGTCGTAGATCGCGTCCCTTGATCTTTTTGTTTGACCTGCGGCGGCTTGGCATTCGTGGGAGGACGCCCGCGCCCTTGACCCTGCGGTGAGCCGATTTGCAGATCCTCGGCGAGCGCGTGCTTCATTTCCTGCTCCACCATGAACTTGTCGGGCTCGCTGATGGCGGGTTCGCCGTCTCGCATCTCGGGCAGATCGCCCATATTCAATCCAAGCCCCGTTCCGATGGTGTGATCGCTCACCATGATACCGGCCTTCTTGGCCTGGAGCAGTGTCAGGTTCCGGCCAATACGCGATACCTGGGCCTGCGAGTACGGCTCGATGTCGTAGCTCAACTGCTCGATCATCCACCGCGCCCGCTCCCATTTGCTGTAAATCGAGTCCTGCTGAGGGTCCTCGTGCGGGAGATGCGAGGGAATCAGTTCACCTGGGCTGAAGTCGAACATCTGCTTCACGGCGCCATCCTGACCAAGTTCCTGGAATACCTTCCCGGAGGTCCAAAATTGAATCGCCATCGGGTAGAACAGTTCATCGAACTGCTGGCAGGCGATTTCACCGCCGCGCGAAATATCCTGAACCACCGGACCAGCCTGTTCGAGGATCTTTTCAATCGAATCTGCGCTCGGCACCTGCTTGGCCTTGGCGACCGCCATCAGATCCTTCACTATCGACATTTCATCGATCTCGTTCTTCAGCAGTCCCAGGACCTGAATGATCCACTGTGGAACGTCCCAGAACGCCACAGGCAGCAGCGGCTGAACCGGATCGCCCATTCCCAGAGCCGCCTGGACCGTCTGCCCTGGGATGCGCGTGTTGATGCGCGCCATCGCGGTCGGGTCCATAACGTTGGGATCGTACTTCAACGGCGGTTGCAGGCGCACTAGAACGCTGTCCACCACGGCCCGCCACATCTGGTTCTCGGCCTTCTGAATCCTCCAGGTATCGTGAATGATCGAAGTGCCGAGAAAATCCCACGGATAATCGTCGAAGCGCAACTGGACGCGCGGGACGCGGCCGTGCAGATAAGGCGATGTTCCGTCCTTCAAGATGCAGGTGTCCGTCCAGATCGCCCGCCGGCGCAGCGGGAACAGGCGGCAGTCCTCTTCGGCCGCGCGCTTCATCACCATGCGCCCCTGCGAGTCCCGGTACCCGGTCGGGATGTCCTGCCCAAGATACGGGACTCTGTACTCCCAGCTTGTGCCGGGGTCGCCCATCGGGATCACCTTGCCGGTGTTGTTGATGCTCATGTCCATGATGTAGGTCGTGTAGACATCCACCATGGGCATTTCTTTTCCAACCGACCGCTGAGGCGTATCGAGCACTCCGACGACACCATTAGACTGCGAAGACGATCGCTTGAGCTTGTCCCACGTCCGCGCCATCCAGCCGGGGAAAGATCGCGAAGGTTCGATCAAATGCTGAAAGGCCGGGTAATTCGCCACGACCAGATGCAGCGGAACCTCTTCCGGGATCGTAACCGCGTAGGCTTTCTGAATGTCGTTGTCTTCGGTAATCATCACCGGCATCACCGACGATGGGCCTCCGACCTTGCAGGAAATCTCGCCGCGCCCGTATCCGTAGAAATTAGGGTCCCACCACGGTTCCAGATATCCCGTTCCCAACCCGGAAGCATACTGGCAAGCTTCCCGGTACTTTCGATCCTGAGCGGTCTTGCGCCACCAGATCTTCTTCATCTGGTTCAGCCGCCAGATGGAATTCTGCGCCGCCTGGTTGTGCGTCACCGCTTCCCCGGTCGGCCTCAGGTTCGAGATGGTCGCCACTAGATCCCGGAAATTGCGCTTGATGCGGTTGATCGAAACTGTCGAGTATCCCGATACCTTGAGCGGGGTCGTGTCAAAGCTCAGGATGTCGTAGGCCCTGGGGATCTCCTGCCAGGCCGCCTGCGATTCGAGGAACGCCTTGCCGGTGTCGCGCAGCTCCTTCAGGCGCCCGAGAGTCAGCTCCTGGATGCCCTTTGCTCCCGCGAGCTGCTCCAGATACGACGGGATCTTGTACTCGCTCAGCCCCGGCATCTACTAGACCTCCTGAATTTTCTCTAACCCCTTGGCTAGATGATTGCGGGGATGCTTGCCGCGGTCCCATTTCACCACTACCCTCGTTGGGGTAATCTTCTTAATGGTCCCATCCCCCAGTGCGTCTCGATATTCCTGGCGTCCCTCGGATAGGCGAACACGATCCCCGACAATGGCCTCGCCGTGGTTCACAGTCGTTTACTTCCGCATCCGCCCGCCATCCCGGTTCCTGCCGTCTTCGCGGTTGCTGGCGTCACGCGACAGCGCATCAAAGAAAAAGGCTCCCTGGTACTTCTCTCGCGGCCTATTGTCATTCTCGCGCATCGCGAACCTTGCGAAATCCCGCTGCGACTCGCGCATGGGAGGAACGAATCTTCTTTCCCCGTCCTTCCCGATGATGTAGCCGCCCTGCTGCATGACCTGCCGAAGCTCCGCGCGGTTGTGCCTGGTCACGATCTCGCTCTGCATTTCCTTGCCAATCCGGGCTCGCTCCCACTTCTCGCGATGCTCCCGGTCGATCTCGCGCTCCACCTGCCGCTTCTGCCATGTTTCCCGAAGCTCTATCCTCTCACATCCCTCCGGGATAAGCGCATCCTTCTGACCTGGAAGACCATAGGTCCCGTCCGGGCGCTTGTACACCACCAGCGTTTCGAGATAGTCCCGTGGTGAAAAAGCCACGTAAATGCGTGGTGATTCTGCACCACACTCCGGGCACGGCTGCGGTTTTTCGCAGTCGTCCATCTTGGCGAACTTCTCGAACCGACCGTGTTCCTGGCAGTCAAAGTCGTAAAGAATTGGCATCAGCCTTCGTCCTCCCAGCTCGCGCCCATTGCTCCCGGATGAACACCCACGGCTGCGCCCGCGAACGCCTCCCTGAGCGTCGGCGCGCCGCCATTCGCTAGTTGCTGCGGGCTCACGGTCGGAGGCGCGTAATCGTCTCCACCGAGTACTTCACGATACATGGGCGACGCCTCCTGCTCCCGCTGCTTCCGCAAATAGCTGATCGACTGCGCTTTACCGCTGATCTCCATTATGTGCAGCGACACCCAGATTATGCCCAGGGCCATGTAGCGATCGTCGTGCTGGCCGGATTCGGCGCGCGCCGCCTGCATCCCTTCGTCTCTGTGTAGCGCCTGCATTTCTTCAACGAACCGGGGTGAGTTGATATCGATCTCGCCGTCTCGCAGGGCCTTAATCGTGTAATCGATCACCATCGCGCGGCTCCAGCGATTCGTAACGAAACCCAGCCGCGTAGCGGTCGAAGGGTCGATCTTCTTTCGATCCGTCCGCACCCAGTTGTGGAAGTTCGCCCAGCCCCGCTTTCGCAGTTCGAGCTGCGTAATTTCGCCGTTGAAATTGACCTCAATCGCCATTCTCGGCTGTTGATGACTCGCGCCCTGGTAAAACAACCCAACACAGTGACAAATGGACACGAAATCGGCCGCATTTATATACTCGCTGGCAAATTCGCACACCTGAATATCGTTGTGCTCGAATGTTCCTTTACACAGTCCTTCGAGTACGGTGCGATCCTGGCCCACTCCGTCTCCCGTATCCACTCCGAAGCCGTAGGTTTCTCCGTATCGCGGCCACTGGAATACCATCAATTTCCCGGTCGGGTCGCCCGTCTGCCAACCGGGCCACTTGA